ATGACATATGGTGACGATAACATTATGGGCGTCTCGAAAGAAGCCCCTTGGTTCAATCATACTGCAATTCAACGAGAGTTAGCTTTGGTTGGAGTGACGTACACCATGGCTGATAAAGATGCACAATCTTGCCCATACATATCTATTACCGAAGCATCTTTTCTCAAGCGCTCTTTTCGCTATGATGATCATTTTAAATGTGTGGTAGCACCTCTAGATGAACAATCAATTCACAAAATGTTAGTAATATGTACGAGGTCTAAAAGTATAAGCCCGGAGTGTCATGCTATTTTGGCTGTTGGCACTGCTCTGAGAGAGTATGCTTTCTATGGTAAGGGTGTCTGGGCTCACCATAAACTTCTGTTTGAAAAAATACTCCAAGAATGCAACTTGTTAAATGTAGTGGCCGACGACACATTTATAGAATTTTCTAGTCTCGTCGAAAAATTTAGAAGTCCAGAAGGGTACATGCCACACTACTCTTTGGAAGACGGATACGGTTACGACCGTTCGGAGATCGAAGATCTCATACCCCAGAGTAAACTGGTCTTAAATCCCAGTGGTGAGGTTATCACCCGTATGGGCAGCCTGACTAGCTTCCCATCTGTAAAACATGTCCAAGATTATGCCAATGACGCGTGCGGCGGACGAACCGCACAAGGTTACTATTACGTACCTGAACGTAATACCGAGGGGGATCGGATATCCTCCAGTTTTGCCTCCGCTGACACCAAATCGCGCGGAGAAGACCCTGAATATTACCTCCCTGTTCCTGAGTCAGATCCAGAGCAAGAATGTTGCTGTTCGATACAGTACGTTCCTCAATCGGATCTAATACCGACATTGGAGGGTGCCATGCAATCTACTACTCAAGGTACTGTTAATTTTATTGACGCTGCTGCAGAGGAAATAGCGGGTATGGACTTAGCCTATGATGGCATTTCTGCAGCTGATCAGACGTCTGGCACTGAGCTAAATCAGTTCCTATCCAGACCGGTACGCATTCATTCTTTCACCTGGAGTGAATCAGACACCACCGCCACAAATAGAGTTATATACCCCTGGCAATTATTCTTTACAGACCCCAAG